CCCACTAAGGGGGTTCCGTCTGCAGTCATTACGATTGCAGGTTTAACTTTCACATTGAGGAGACACTTATGGCGTATGGTACTTTAAAAGATGAGACGAAGAGTAGTTCTTACACTTCGACTCATCCCGGGTTTCTTACGCAGACGGCGTCTCGCTCTGAATCTGTGCAGAAAGAAACTCGATCTGGATCAAATGGAACTTTTCGAGAAGGAGACACTTACTATAAGTGGGTTCGCACCCCTTATATGAAGACCTACTTCAAAAAACAGATCTATTATATCTCTGTCCGAGTTATTGCTGGTTACAGATTAGTGAAAGGGAGAACGATATATAAAACCAAAGTCGTCGTCGATCCCATCACTGGGAAGAAGTCGAAAAGGAATTATATATCTCATACAACTAAAGACCGCCACAAAGCGTACTATCGCATTGTGACTTTCCCGAGGACAAGGAAGCTTAGTTTTCAGAAGCTTGCCTATATCTCTAAGAAAGTGAAAATCGTCGAGTCTTCAGGTGCAGTTATGAGTCCACATCCGCTTCATTTTGAAAGGACCACCTTAGGTGGAAGAGATTCGGGTACTTCGGTGAAATTTTACCGGACCTCTAATCCTTCTGACAAAGGTGTTACTAACATCGTGGGCATGATAAATGGTACTCATTCGGGTGCGGCGACTTTTGGGACCACTATTGGTTTCCTCAATCACTACACTACGAACAGTATTGTCGATCCTATCTCAGCCGGCGCTCTTTACCGTTTGGCAAATAACGCTCGCGATGGGATAGCGAACTTGACTAATATGTTCGCCGAACGAGAAGGCTTGAAGAAGACCTTTGGCCAATGGGCCGTAGGTCTCCTTCGAACTCTCGTAGCTGGTAAGCGCGCTGTACTTCATGCAGCTTCTGATATTGCTTCCGATCCGAAAAAGATCGCGAATGTTTATCTAGGCTACATATATGGTGTCAAACCTGCTATCTCCGACTTCTCTAATATTTTCAGAGAATTAGGTGAGGAGCAGAGGACTTGGCGTGCTTATAAGGGCTATAATACCAGTAAGTGGTCTGAGACTACTTCCGGGTCTAATGGTCCCTCAAAGTGGGTTATTACTCGTAACTTTGAACTTACCGTAAAACATATGGTTCGCGTCTCAGGTACGGCTTCTAATCCAGTTCTCTCTAACCATAGTCACGCAAATATTCTAGGAGCGGCCTGGGAAGTTATTCCTTGGTCGTTTGTCGCCGACTGGTTTATACCTATCGGTGCTTTCCTAGATTCTCAAGACTTATTTTCTGGTGTCCAAGTAAGTTCTTGGCATCGGACTATTACCTATAAGGAGTCTTACTCTCTAGTACTTTCCCATTCGGGAGATTACGGAGGGTATACCTTCTCTGGTAGTTCCCAGACGTTTACTGGAGAAAGAGTTGTCGTTGATAGAAAGATTATGTCAGGGACTCCGTCCCTTCCATTTCCTCAATTCAAGTCACCTATTTCTACCTCTCATCTGGTAACGAGTCTTATGTTGCTTATCTCTCAACTCAAAAGGTAAATTACTATGTCAGCTTTCGCTGCTTTATCGTTGCAGAATAATGCTGCAGCAACTGTAACTTTTAACCCTCTAACTATTGATAGTAGTGGTGTTGCTTCATGGGCCACTTCCGATGCTATTTACGATGCAAAGTCTATCGTAACAGTATCTACGAAGGTCCCAAATAGCAAATCCACAAAAGCGCGTTTGAAGGCTAAGGTTGTGGTTCCTCTAATGGATTCTGTTAATACTACGCTTAAAGTCGATGAACTTGTGATCAACCTAGATATGGCGATTCCCAAAAATATGGGTCTCACTCCGCGTCTAGATGCTCGTAAGTACATAGATACACTCGTGCAAAATGCATTAGTGACGGCGTTCTTAACATCATTTGAAGGCGTCTACTAGCGTAGGCCTTTCTTACCATTAGAGGACTATTTCTCATGAGAGAATTAGATATCACGACATTAGTCGTCCGCGAGTACTTTTCAGCGCTTGACTGCCCTACCTCACTTAGCTGCTGGATGCTCTTCAATTATGGAGAACACCAACAATTAGTTGATAAGGTTTTCAATCCGTTAGACTATAATAGTCCGATGGAAGCGCGCAACGCCCTTGCTGCATTATCTTATTTATCAAAGTCTGACTTTCTCACCCTTCGTGGTGATAAAAAGGAGGCTGCGATTGATAAGTTTTTTGAAGCAGAGCGTCGGTGTCTTGAAACCAATAGTAGGCTTGCCTTCGGGAAATCCGAACGTCCAGAGATTTTCTCTATAAGACGGAAAATAGCAAAGCTACTTGGTTCCTTCGACCCTGAAGAGTTCATCGATAGTTGTAGTTGGGGCCCCGGCGCGACTCTAAATATTAGAGGTGATCGCGCTACGGGTACAACAAAGTTCGATAATAATCTCGAGCTCACCCCTGCCTGTTATAATTTTTGCCGTAAGTGGTTCTCACACGCATACCCGAATTGGGATTTGCGGCCTGAGTTCCATCTTGCGAATAAAGTTATAACAGTTCCTAAAAACGCGAAGACCGATCGTGTCATAGCAATCGAGCCCTCCGGGAACCTTTGGTTTCAGAAGGGCGTTGGTTCTATGATAAAGAGACGTCTCCGCGCATCAGGAATCGACCTAAGTGATCAGGGTCATAACCAGAGGTTAAGTCGAGTTGGCTCTAGATATTCTAATCTAGCAACAATTGACTTTTCTGCGGCTAGTGACACTATTAGCATAAACACCGTCCTATCCCTCATTCCGGGGGACTGGCTGGATGTTTTATGCTTACTTAGGTCTCCTCACGGTAATATTGCCGGCTCATGCATCGAGTATGAAAAGTTCTCCAGTATGGGGAACGGTTTCACATTCGAGCTTGAAAGCCTTATCTTCTACTGTATCGCTTTAAGCTGTACTGTAGAAGAGGACTACCCTTTAGTGTCTATCTATGGAGATGACTTAATTGTCCCCTCCTACGCAGTCCCTCAATGTTTAGAACTGTTCAGTTACTTTGGATTCGTTATTAACGAATCAAAAAGCTTCTGGACTTCTTATTACAGAGAGAGCTGTGGAAAGCACTATTGGAATGGTCTTGATATTACCCCATTGTACCTTAAAGAAAGGATCATAGATCGTGTCACCTATATTAAAGCAAACAATGCAATTCGCCGTTACTCTCATCGCCTTTATGGCTATGGTTGCGACGTTCGCTTTCGCTCTGTATGCTCTTTCATCCGTAATAGTTATGGTAAGAACTTTAATAGAGTTCCCCCGTTAATTAGTGACGGATTCGGCGATGGCGGCTTCATCTGCAATTTTGATGAAGCCGCTCCACCGAAGGCAAGACACGGACACCAAGGCTTTATCGTTAAGCTTTTCGTAGAAAAGCCACGAGAACTTTGGTCCGATTCTCATGGTCTATTACTAAATAGACTATGGTGTACAATGTCTAGCGATAGAGCCTATGGTAACATAGACTTTCTCCCTAGGAGGACGAAATTGAAGTTCGTAAGAACTACTATTTCGGTCTGGAGTGATTTAGGTCCCTGGCTTTAGTCAGTTTCCTATTTTTACGAATCCCAATAAATTTCCTTTTTGGGTGGTTGGTTAATTCCTG